GTGGGCAGCGCCAGCCGGGAAAGTTCCAGCGCGGTGAACAGCCAGAGCTACAAGAACCTGACCGGCAAGATGCTGGAGATCAAGACCAGCGTGGACGGCCTGGAAGTAAAGGCCAGCGACCTGACCGGCAAGTACACCGACCTGAAAGCAACGGTAGACGGGCTTTCCTCTGAGGTGAAAAAAGATACCAAAATCACCGGCGGCGGCAACCTGATCCTGGGCAGTGAGAGCTTCCGCAATGCCACCTATGACGGCAATGCAAGCGGCGTGGCGTATGACGATGACGGCAGTGCAACAATTACCAATGCGAACACCAACCGGTATTTTATTTTCAATACCGTTGGCGCTCGCATTACCAAAGGCGTCACTTTATGCCTGTCCGTCATGTACAAACCAATTTCCGGCACCGACGGGTTGTGTCTGAGCCTTACGTATGACGGCGACAACGGAACTTCTTACGTTCCCAGCATAAAAACCGAAAACCAGCTTGAAATTGAGCAGACAGACGGCTGGGTGCTGCGGTATGGCACCTGGACACCCAGCAACACCGGTATTCTGAAAACGGTCGAGCTTGGCTGCGGCAGCATAAGGGCGGGGCTTGGCGGCAGCTACACCAACAAGTTTGAACTGTTTCACCCCATGCTGCAATACGGCAACGCGCCCACCGCGTGGAACGCCAGCTCCGGCGACTATCTGACCCAGGAAAGCGCAAAAAGCCTGTTTTCCCAGACCGCTGACGAGATCAAAACCGAAGTCACCAAGTCAGTGACTGAAACGGTAACGGCCAACGTGAAGGGCACCGCTACCAGCGCTGCCAATGATGCCGTTGACAGCAAGCTGCAGGATTATGCCACCACAGCAACGGTGGAGAGCCTGAAAGAAGATGTCTCCAACATCAGCCAAAAGGCGGACGGCATCAGCACCAAAGTCAGCAGTCTGGAACAAACCACCACGACCATTTCGGATGACCTTGACAGCACGAAACAGGAGTTCAAGACGGTCAAAAAATCGGTATCCGCGATTGACCAGAAAGCCGACAGCATCACCCAGACCGTGACCCAGCGGATCACAGGCGGAAACAACATTATTACCGAAACGGATAACTGGAACAATGCGTCCATGGATGCAGGCGGCAACGACCTGAGCAAAAAAGGAACATACACGATCAGCGGCGAATCCGTCCATGTGACGAACAAGGCCCGGAACACCCGCTTCCACTTTGGGGCGGACAAAACGCTGGTGATTGCCAAGGGCATGACCTACTGCGCATCGGTGCTGTACAAGCTCAACTCCGGCACCGACAGCCTGTTTTTGCAGTTCGAGACCAAGAGCAGCAGCGGCACAAAAAGCTATTACGGCTCTGCGTTCAAGCAGGCCCAGCAGGACATTGCGCTGGATAATGGCTGGAAGCTGCGCTGGGCAGCCTTTACGGCTACTGCCGATGGATATGCTGACGGCCTGTTTGTGAGTACCGCGAACGATAACGCCACCGTTACCAATGACCTGACCATCATGCACCCCATGGTGCAGATGGGCAACGCACCCACTGCCTGGACGGCCAGCACCGGGGACTATCTGACCACCGCCGAAACCAAGACCGAGATCAAACAGACGGTGAGCGAAATTAAGCTGACGGCTTCCACCAGCGGCACTTCCAGCACCATCAAGCTGACTGCGGGCGGAACAGAGATCACCAGCACACAGATCAACCTATCCGGCGTGGTGACATTTTCGGATTTGAGTACCTGGAACCAGGACAAGACGATCATCAACGGCGGAAACATTACCACCGGCCAGATACACAATCTCAACTACACCACGGTGTACGACCTGGACAACGCCTGGATACGGATGGGCACCAGCGACGGGAACCGGGTGTACATCGACAAGAGCGGCATCCAGTGGTACGGGGGCACCGCCACCAGCAGCGGGATGTCGCAGGGGGTGATCCAGAACGGGCTGAAAACCACGACGGAGGGCGACACCACCATTTTCTGCGCGGACACCCGCTACCAGAAATACGGATGGTGGCACGACAGCAGCTTTCAGGGCATCACGATCGAGCAGGTGGACAACAGCGTGGGGTGCAGCGGAAAACTGGAGGTGAACCAGGGCATCCAGTGCCGTTCCCTGAGCGCGTGGGACGCCAAGAACCGCATTGTGCGCACCGATTTTGGAAACCTGGCCATCAACGCGGTGGAAAGCCCGGAGCCGATGTTCTGCGATGCGGGCAGCGGCGAGTGTGATGAAACCGGCCTTTGTTACATCGCAACCGAACCGCGCTACCGCGAGACCGTGAGCGAAACGCAGGATTTGCGCTGGGCGCTGACCCCGACGGGCGCAAGCGCCGCGCTGTGGGCAGAAAAAACGGCCCTTGGCGCAATCGTTCACGGCCCGGCGGGACAGTGCTTTGACTGGGTGTGCTGGGGCGTACAGCGCGGCTTTGAGGGCGTGTACGCCGACGTGAGCGATGCCAAGTACCCGGAGGAGGAGAACCGGGGCGCGGCCCTGCTGGACGCGGCGGAAACAGAAGCGGCGGTGAGTTTGCCACTGACGATAGAAGAAGCGAGTTGAAAGGAGATTTGACCATGAACAAAATCACAGGCTTTAGCGTGCTGACGACCGGCGAGGGGGAGCGGGTGACGCTCTCTTACAGCGTGCTGGACGCAGACGGCAACATTGTGAGCACCAACAACCGCAAGAACTACGTTGTACTGGACGAGGACGTGCTGACGGCGATCGCCGCCATCCGCACCGACGCGGCGGCGCATTTGGAGGGCTGAGATGAAGAGCATTGACAAGCGCGTGCATGACCTGCGGAGGGACGTGGAGGGCACGTTCAACCGGTACGGGTTCAGCCTGGCAGTGGACGAGCTGGTGCTGGAAAACATTTTGCAGGCCGTGCGCGCGCAGATGCAGCAGGACGCGGACGAAGAGCCGAAGAAACAGGACGCGACGGCACAGGCTAACCTCGCAATCGCGCGGATGACGCAGGCGCGGAGCAAGGGCGACCAGACCGAAAGCGCGCCGACTGATGACGTAACGAGAAAGAGGTGAACTCCATGGCATCCATCTGGCAGATCACCCTGTCTGGCTATGACGCGCAGGCCGCGTCTGAAAGCGGGCAGAGTGCGACCGGAAAAATCGCCCTTGGCACCTGGGGCAGCTATGGGCATGAAACCATCCAGGTAACTTTAGCCGAGCCGTGGGATGTTTGTACTTTGGTGACGGCGACCTTTTGGCCGACCTATCCTCCCGACCACTGGGACACGCCTGGCATTCGCGTGGCGCTGGGTACGGACGGCCTGCTGACCGTGCCGCCGGAAGCGACGAACCGGCCAACGCAGACGGGCCGAGTTGTGTTTGAGGGCTTAGCCGACAACGAAAAAATTATCAGCGCGGATGTGCGCTACACGGTGCGCGACCACGCACCGACCGGCGGCACTGAGAGTACCGCCACGCCAAGCCTGCTGGAGCAGCTCTTGACGCAGACCGGCAGCAACGCGCAGGTCGCGGCCCAAAGTGCGGACGCGGCAGCCAAGAGCGCCAGCGCGGCGGCCGAAAACGCGGATGCGGCCTCTGCCAGCAAAACGGCAGCGGCGACCAGCGAGGGCAACGCAAGTGCCAGCGCCGATGCTGCGGCCAAGAGTGCCGAGATGGCGGCGGACAGCCAACAGGCGGCCAAAGCGTCCGAGGCTGCCGCGCAAAAAAGCCAGCAGGCGTCCGAGGCTGCCGAAGGCGAGGCGGACGCCGCAAAGGATAACGCACAGAGCAGTGCCGAGGCCGCTGCCAAAAGTGCAAGCGCTGCAGCTGGCAGCGAGTCCGCAGCGGCAGAAAGCGCCGCTGCCAGTGCTGCCAGCCAAGCGGCGGCAGCGGCCAGTGAGTCCAATGCCGCGGTCAGTGAGACCAACGCCAAAACCAACGCGGATGCCAGCGCCAAAAGCGCCGAGGCGGCGGCAGCGTCAGCCTCAGCTGCCGCCGACAGCGAAAAAAGCGCGAAATCCAGCGCGGACGCAGCCTCTGCCAGTAAAGCGGAGGCGGCTAACAGCGCCAGCGCCGCGGCCACCAGTAAAACGGCAGCGGCCACAAGTGAGAGCAACGCCAAAACCAGTGCCGATGCTGCGGCCAAGAGCGCCAGCGCGGCGGCGAGCAGCGCGAACTCTGCCGCAGGCAGCGCTACCACCGCAGCCGACAGCAAAACCGCCGCCGCGACGAGCGAGGCCAACGCCAAGGCCAGCGCGGACGAGGCAGCGGCTAGCATGAAGGCAGCAGCCGCAAGTGCGCTGGAAGCGGCGGGCTATGCCGGGCTGGTAAACATCGGCTGGGCAGTGGACAAAAGCGACGGTCATTTATCCATGATCTATACAACAGACACAGACTAAGGAGGGCAAAACCATGTCAACGCAAGTAGTTGACTTAGTGCGGGACAGCACGATGCAAAAGATGCAGGCGGAGCTTGTGGCCGTCCACAAAGCCAGCGTGCTGGCCAGCGGCAGCACAGCAGCCATCGACCAAATGTACAACGCGCTGGTGAACAACGCCAGCACAGTGGCCGAAGTGAACGGCCTGTTTGTACAGTGGTGGCGGGCCAACTGGACGGAAGGCACCACCACCCGCAACGAACTTTTAGAGCGCTGGTTCGGCACTGTGCTGGACGATGACCGCGTGCACGGCGTGAAGTTTCCACTATTTCCCACAAGCGAGACGGCCATCGGCGAGCTGACGGACGACAGCGCGAGGCTTACCTGTACCCCAAGCACCGAGACGACAGCAGAACAGGACGACTTTGCGCACCTGCCGCAGTTTTGGAGCGTCCTTGTGGCCGCCGAGAAGGCCGCAGACGGCAGCCACACCATCTATGCCGTCGAGTTTATCGACAGCTATGACGAGGTACGCGGCGGCACACACCTGTGCTGGGCGCTGCAAAAAAATACATACACCCGCGAGTGGAACGAGGATGGTTACCGCTACTTCAAAATGCAATGCCGCCCCGCCACAGGCTATGACACATGGCCGCAGGGCACTGACCGCACGGGCAAAGTCCACGCCTACATCGGCAACCCGGCCTATGCAGCGGGGCTGGATGCCGACGGTAACGTCACCTGCGGCACGGGCTTGCCGCCGCTCAATTACAGCAGCCATAACACAGACGTCGCCAAATGGCGCGCCCGCGGGTCGCAGTACAGCGGCGCGAGCGGCAACCTGATCAAGTGGCAGCTTGCCATGATCCGGCTGAAGTACGCGCGCAAGGGCAACTCCGGCACGATTGAAGGCTGCACGGCGTACAATTACCAGTATAAGGCTGCCGCAGCTGAGACCGGTGTAACCCGCGTGCTGCTGACCGCCACGCAGGCGAAAAATCTCTTTGTCGGCAGCAGCGTCATTGTGGGCGATACCGGGACGGGCACCAGTGCCGATCGCGGTACAGCCAGTATGTACAAGCTGGCCAAAAACGTGCGCATTAAGAGTATCACAGATGTAACGGTAGATGGCACTGCTTATAAAGCTGTAAACCTGGACACAGAGACGCCATTTGACATAACCACCGACACCTACATCTCCACTATGCCGTACTGGAGCGGTTGGAACGATACGGTGCAGGGCTATGACGGCAGCCGGTACAGCCCCACCACAGGAAAAGAACCGGGGCTGATACAGCGCACCGAGTTCCAAATTGGCGCATACCTAATTATTAGTGATGAGCTGTGGCAGTGGGGCACGGATGCGGATGGCAACTACACCTTTGATTGCTACACCTGCCACGACCAAAGCAAGGTGAACGGCAGCAGCATTACCAGCGATTACACCAAGCAAGAGGATTTGACGCTGGTGTTCCCCGCTGGGAGCAGCAGCGGCTGGCAGTACATTGAGGATACGGCAGTGGCAGAGGATAAAGCAGTTCTGTGGCCGGATACCGTTAGCACGGTAGCCGGTAGCGGTACCGGGTGTAAGGCTGGCTTCTACGTTGGTCTGGCAACGAGTGGGGTCCGTGCCGCGTGGGCCTGCTGCAACCTTAATAACAATGGTAATGCGGGGTTGCCCGCGCGCAATTCTAACAATTCAACAGGTAACAGTAACTGGAACGGGTCTGCTGGCTCGCCTGGCTTAGTTTGGGGGCAAAGTGCCCCTTGCACCGAAAATATATATTGCGCCGTATATTCCGCCCCTATCGGGAAAATTGTGCTGAAACCAGCGGAGGCTAGTAGCTGTGGCGAACGCCACCGAAGACACAAACCAAGAGGTGAAACTGGTGAAGACCTACTGTAAACCGGCAGATGTAAATGTTGAGGATTTGGAGTTTATCCGGCAGCAAGTGCATCTGTGCTTTATTGGAAAAAGGTCAAAAGGAAGATTCCAAAAACTATTGATTTCAACCGGGAAAATCACAAAAGCAGAACTGAAGCAGGAAATGCAGGACCAAAGCTGCAGCAAAACGCTGGATGCCATTGACGCGGTGGCCGAGCAGGCCCAGGCAGATATTCTGGCGCGAGATGTACACTTTGAGCCTGTACGGCAGTTCCAGCTGCGGGAAAATGGCAAGCTGCGGGATATTTGCGAGGAAAGCCCCAAGCAACAGGTATTTGAGTACATTGCCAAGGGTGCGTTGGACCCGCTGTTCCGGGCCAAGCTGCTGCCCATCCAGTATGGCAGCCTGCCGGGCAAGGGCCAAATCAAGGGCAAGCGGCAAAACGAACGTATTCTGCGCCGGGCATTGCATCACAAAACCGATGCTGCCAAGTGTGATGTGCGAAAGGCGTACCCCTCCACCACGGTGGAGTGCGTTATGACCCTGCTGCGCCGGGACATTGGCAAAAACAAGGTGCTGCTGTGGCTGGTGGAGGCCATCATGGCGAACTACCCAGATGGGGTGCTACTGATCGGTGGCTACCTGCCCTGCTGGCTGTTTAATTATGTGATGAGCTATGTTTTGCGCTACATCCTGAGCCACCGCAAGGTGCGCCGCGACAAAAGCCTGAAGATGGTGCTGGCCATCACCTGCTATGCGGATGACATCACGGTATATGGCCGCATATCCAACTTGGAAAAGGTGATGCGGGACACCACGCGCTGGGCCAAAGAAACCTTGGGGCTGACCATCAAGAGCGCCTGGCAAATCGTGCATTTTGCATCGTTTGTACAGGAGCGCCAGCAGCGGAACCGCCGCCGCAAGGGTAGCCGCCAGAGGACCCCTGGGCTGGATATGATGGGGTATGTGGTGCGCCGCACCTATACCATTATCCGGGGCCGCAATTTTGTACGGCTGCGGCGGGCAATTCTGCGCGCCCAACGGAACCTGGACACCCTGGGCTATGTGCCATGGTGGCGCGCCCAACGGATTTTGAGCCAGTGGGGCGAAATCAAGCACAGCGACAGCCGGGGCTTTTGCACCAAATATAACGTATACAAACTGATAAAAGCAGCCAAGCGCTCCGCCTCCTGGCGGGGCAAGCAACTGCACAAGCTGAGATTGGAGGCAGCATAATGGCTGAACAATACACCGAAAGGCCTACCGAAATAGAAGTTTTCCCGCTGGGCAGCGAGACCGATGTAATTCTGCGAAAAAGCATCGCCGAATCGGAAACAACTGGCGAAAACGGCGACGTCGCCACCTGCTGGCAGTGCGAGGAACGCCAAATTCGCGTGCCCGGCACCGTGAGTGCAGAGGATATTGCAGCGGATTTTGAAGCGTGGTGGGAGTACACGCCCGGAACCAAAGCGCAGAGCGTGGAGGACGTGCGCACCGAGACCGTGGCACAGATGTCGGCGACCTGCAACGCAGCCATTGTGGGCGGCGTGGACGTGACGCTGACCGGCGGAGAAACGAAGCATTTTTCTTTGACGCTGGAAGACCAGTTGAATTTATTGAGCTTGCAGGGGCGTGTGGCCTCTGGGGCCGATAGCGTCCCATACCACGCCGACGGCGAGGAATGTTCTTACTATTCCGCCGCAGACTTTGGCCGGATTGCGGATGCCGCAACCCGGTGGAAGCTGTACCAGGAAAGCTATTTCAACGCCCTGCGCGGCTACATTTTGGCGCTGGAGACCGTGACCGAGCTGCGCGGCGTGACCTACGGCATGGACATCCCGGAAGCATACCGAACGGACGTGCTGCGGGCGCTGCTGGCACAGCAGGAGACAGCGGATGTGGCGGCTGAGTAAGCACGCGGCGCTGTTTGCCGTCGGCGCGATAGCCTATTTTGAGATCGAGCTGCACTGGAGATACTTTGCGGGGACGCTCCCCGTACACTGGACGATGCCCATTTTGGGCGGCGTCCTTTTTCTTTTGCTTGGCGGCCTGAACGAGTGGCTGCCGTGGGAAATGCCGTTCTGGGGGCAATGCCTGCTTGGTGCGGCAATGGTCACGGCTGCCGAGTTCGCCGCCGGGTGCGTGCTCAACCTCTGGCTTGGGCTGGGCGTGTGGGACTACACAGATATGCCGTTCAACCTGATGGGGCAGATCTGCCTGCCGTTTTCCGCCGCGTGGATCGTCGTGTCCGCTGCCGCCATCTTGCTGGATGACTGGCTGCGCTGGCAACTCTACGGCGAGGACAAGCCCCATTACCGCTGGATATAAGGACAACTCACAAAATCGTTTCGCGGCTTCTCCGCCCCCCCCCGACCGGGGCGGAGGGCCTTTTGTTTTGCAAAAAAAAGAAAGGAATCGCCATGGATGTAATTTACAACGCGATCGACGTCAGTAAGCACCAGGGAAAAATCAACTGGGAAGCGGTCAAAAATGCGGGCGTGACGCACGCGATGCTGCGCGCGGGGTACGGGCGGTACAAGAACCAGGTTGACCCGCAGTTTGAGCGCAACAGTGCAGAGTGCGAACGGCTGGGCATCCAGTACGGCGTGTACTGGTACAGTTATGCCAGCACACCGACGGAAGCACGGCAGGAAGCACGCTGCTGCCTGGCCGCAATCCAGGGCAAGCATCTGTGCCTGCCGGTGGCCTATGACATTGAGTATGAGCCGTGCATCCTGCGCCTGACCAACGCGCAGCGCACCGCGCTGGTGGAAGCGTTCCTGGGCGAGGTGCAGGATGCGGGCTACTACGGCATCCTGTATGCCTCGACTGACTTCATCCGCAATCGCCTGGACTGGCAGGCTTTGGCCTGCTTCGACTGCTGGCCCGCGCAGTACGGTTCAGCCTGCACCTGCCCCCTGCCACATGGAATGTGGCAGTACAGCAGCGCCAACGCGCTGGGCGTGCCGGGGTTTGGCAGCCATCTGGATTGCAATAAGGTCTACAAGGACTATGAGCAGATCATGATCCAGGCTGGGCTGCAAGGCCACAAGACTGCCGAACCGGATGCCGACACGAAGCCAAACGCGCTGCCGCTGCAAAAGCTGACCATTGGCCCCGTATCCAGCGGCGATGCACTGACGCTGTACAAGCTGGCGCAGGGGCTTGGGCTGGTGGAAGCAGGGCTGTACAAGGCCGAGCGGATCGGCAGGCAGATCATGCAGATCTTGACCATTGGGCCTGTGTCGAGCGGCGACGCATGGCTCATTATGCGCAAGTGCGCCGCGTTGGAGCTGACTGACCGGGGACTTTACCTAGCGGAGTATGTGACAGAATAAGGAGATTTTTATGAGTATGATTGCACTATCTATTGTTATGGCCATCACTGTTGAGGGACTTGTTGAGCTTGGAAAGAGCATCGGGAAGGCTGCGCTGGACGGTGACCGCAAGACCGCCGCCACGCAGTTGGCAGCGCTGATTATCAGCTGCGCGTTGTGCATGGCGGCGGGTGCGGATGTTTACGATGCATTGGGCGTATCGTTTGCTGTCCCATGGCTTGGCATGGTTCTGACAGGCATCCTCGCGTCCCGCGGCTCGAACTACATTGCGGATTTTGTTAAGCGCCTGCAAACCATTGCCACAGACAAATAA